TCAGCAGTCACCTTCCAGCACTTGAACACAGGTATCTCAAAAAACAATTGATTGATAATATCAGCAACTTGGATTTGACTGCGGACTTAAAAGAGATCCTCACCAATATGCAAACGATGGTGGACAACACCAAGTTCACGACCATCAATGATCCCGTTCAAATTACATCAGTTACCAACAAGACGGTTGATGCAATTATTGAGGCGGTGCAAAGAGGTGACAAACTCACGGGTAGACAAACGGGATGGGCAGGACTTGACCGGGTATTGGGTGGATGGAACAACGGTGATTTGATTGTAATGGCTGCAAGACCTGGTCAAGGTAAAACGGCATTGGCTTTGTCGCTGATGTATGACTTCGCGAAGATTGGTGGAAAGGGATTGTTCTTGTCGCTGGAGATGAGCAACGAGCAACTTGTCAAAAGATATTTATCCCTGATCACCGACCTTGCCAATTGGAAGATTCGCAATGCAAACCTTCGTGAGTTTGAAGTTCAGCAACTTATCAATTCAGCCAACAATCAAACGGTGCAATTCTACATTGATGACGATCCGAATTGCAGTATCCAACAAATCAAATCCAAAGCCAAGATTCACAAAGCCAAACACGGACTTGAACTTTTGGTGATTGATTACATCCAGTTAATAAAAGGAACAAAAACAAACCGGGAACAAGAGATTGCAGAAATTTCCCGAAACTTAAAATTGCTTTCTAAGGAACTAAACATCACAGTCATAGTGTTGGCTCAGTTATCACGCAAATGTGAGGAGAGAGCGGACAAAAGACCTATGCTGAGTGATATCCGTGAGAGTGGAAGTATTGAGCAAGATGCGGATGTTGTGATGTTCCCATTCCGCCCGGCATACTATTCAGGTGAGAAGCTCCAGCAAGAAGAAGCCGAACTGATTATCGCAAAGAATCGTCACGGTGAATGCTACACAATCAAAACGACATTCATCGGTGAACGCACAATGTACGAAGAACGACTATGAGAAAGTATTGGACAAAGCAAGAGGTAGATATTTTCGTCAAGATATATCCGCATACGATCACAAACGAAATGGCAGTACAGTTCAACTGCACTATGTCGCAGGTATACAACAAAGCAACCAAATTGGAGCTGAAGAAAACACCTGAGTATTTAGCCATCAATGGTGGACGGATTAAAGAATCCAATATCCACACCCAATTCAGGAAAGGACAAAAAGCTTGGAACAAAGGGATGAAAGGATTGCATATTGGAGGAGTGGAAACACAGTTCAAAAAAGGACACAAGCCACCGAATTGGAAACCGATTGGATATCGTTCAATTCGTGATGGATACCTGGTAGAAAAAACCGACAAAGGATTTCAGTTTGTTCACATCCTACTTTGGAAACAACACAACCAAGAGATCCCGAAAGGAATGTTTGTGGTATTCAAAGACCGAAACAAAATGAACATCACAATTGAGAATTTAGAGTTAATTGATAGGGCTGAAAATATGAGGAGAAATTCCTATGTCAACCTACCTGAAGAAATCAAAGAAGTAATTCACATCAAAAAACAAATAACAAGAAAAATAAACAGCTATGGCAAGAAATAAAATGACCGACCTACGAGATCACCTTTTTGAAGTATTGGAAAAATTAAGAGATGGTGAGATTGACATTGAAACTGCACAAACGATGGCAGATGTTTCACAAGTGATTATCAACTCAGCCAAGATTGAAGTTGACTTCATCAAAGTAACTGGCAGTACATCGGATTCAGGATTCATCCAACTCGGTGAACACAATCAAAAATTGTTATGATTGATTATCAAGAGATGCACCTGTTGAAGCAAGAAGTCAAACGGCTCAAAGGTGTAATCGCACAACTGAACGATTCACGGATGCGAGAGATCAAGAAACTCAAAGACCAAATCGTGAACCCACGATGCAAGATCAACGAGATTGATGCCGAATGGACTGAAGCAATGAGGGTGGTGTGCATCATCTACGATGTTACTCCCGATGAGATACTGGAGAAGGTCAGAAGGCAAGGCATAATGGATGCCCGTCATTTGTTTTGTTATCTTTGCAAAAAGCATTTGCGGATGACCTACCTTTCCATCGGTCAGGTACTGCACCGTGATCACTCAACCATCATCCATTCCGTTCAAACCTATGAAGACCTGATCACCTATGACAAATCAATCAATCAATTCTATGTTGAGGCTTTATCCTTATTGGGTCTGCACCTCCACGAAAGGTCTAAGCTCCTCAATCAGTATAGTCCAATCTGAGGAGGAAGCGTTACGCATCAAGAAAAAATACGAAAAAGATGGTTATATTTGCATTATTGAAAAGAAAAGTTGACAAAAGCGGATATCATATTGGAGTTATCCAAAGCCGATTGGCTGAGGAAAGCAACGAAGAACATCGCTAAGAACAACGAACTTGCCAACGAACTGTATCAATACTTTTTTTTAACCATCCTTGAGAAACCTGATGAATATGTGGAGAAATTACAACGGGAAGGATATCTCCAATTTTGGGCAATCCGCACTTTATACCTTTGTATCAACGGCAACAGGCATCCCTTCGCAGAATCTCGCATATACGATCAGTATGATGTCTATGAGCTGGACTTCCCCGAAGAACCCGACCTACTATTTGAGAGAGAGCAAGAAGAACAAATTGAATCAAACCGAATTAACAAAATAAACCAGGTAACTGACACAGCATACTTCTATGAGCGTGAACTATTCAAACTTTGGTGCAGCGGAATGTCAGCGAGAGCCATCCACCGCCAAACCGATATCTCAGTTCGTGAAGTGCTGCGAGTAATTAAACTAATGAAAGAAAGATGTACAACGAAATAATTGGAATTGCTTGTCTAAGCATCATCATCGTAAACTTTGGCAAACCAGCCGACCTACTGAAACGCTATCTCTACGGAAGCGACTATTCAAAGTGGAAACGAATGAAACCACTTGACTGTGCTTTTTGTTTGTCGTGGTGGTTGGGATTGTCTTTTTTTATATACACATACGGCTTTGTGGGTATCTTGTACGCATCCATCGCAACCGTAATTGTGGCACTCCTTGAAACAAAACTATGATAGAATTTATCCAGTCACTTCGCCCGGCATACGAGATCTACAAAAAGACACTCGTGTTCCAATTAACGCCTGAGCAATCCGCACAACTTCAGAATGTACATCGTGAGATATTTGGTCGCAATGTTCCCAACTGCCATACTTGTGTGATTGAGTCGGTGTTTTCACTTTTAATTTGGGCAGACCAAAAAGCATTGGAGTTGGCACAACTTGCTGACGATGAGCAGAAACCAAAGAGAAGAAGAAAGAATGAGCAATGAAGAAACACACAATGACATACCTAAACCATTTTGGATATGACATAAGTGACTTCATCCCTTGCGAGGTGTGTGGCAAAACTGCCATTGACATCCATCACATTGAAGCGAGAGGAATCGGAGGGAGCAAAGAGGCAGACAACATTGAAAACTTGATGGCGTTATGTCGTGAGGATCACTTGAAGTATGGTGATAAAAAACAACACAAGGAGTGGTTGAAATCCATTCACGAACAAAGATTGTCAATGGCTAAATAAATTCGGAGTTAATTCGGTAAAAATGGCAACACAAGAACCACAAGCACACGGAGGAAGTTTGACAAGACCTGAGAAAGGTGAAGTCCTAAATCCGCACGGCAGACCCAAGAAGTTGATCACACAACTCAAGGAAATTGGATACCAAAAAAGCCAAGTTGAGGACACCGTCAACACAATGCTCACGATGTCACGCAAAGACCTTGAGAAGATAGATAAGGGTGAAGAGTTCACCATCCTTGAGAGAATCATTGCAGGTGCTTTGGTGAAGTCGCACGACAAAAACTCCCTGTTCAACTTGGAGATGTTGCTCACACGATCACAAGGCAAACCGAAAGAAACGATTGACCAAACAATAGAATCAAAGAACTTCACAATAACACTAAATTTAGATGAGAGCAAACTGGAGAGATGAGAACATCCTACCACCTGAAGATGAACGGCTTTGTGTGGTGAGTGATAACCAAGAAATCAAACACCTTGCCCGTTACATTGACGGTTATTGGATTGATGAATTCACAGGCAACTTTGTGGAGATGTTGTACTGGATGCCTATCCCGTTATTACCAAACGAATGAAAGTAATCCAATCGGGACATCTCGGTGATTTAATCTATTCACTCACGGCAACCAAGCGAGTTGCGGAGTTGCACGGTGCGGTAGATTTTCACATTGGATTCCGTGAAAGGAACACCGTTGATGGTCATCCAAGCGGAGGGTATTGTATGAACTTAAAATCATACGAATACATCAAACCTTTGCTTGAGCATCAATCGTACATTAAAAGCGTTGAGATGCACTCACACCCCGACATTGATTATGACTTTGATAAGTTTAGGAATCACAGGTTGAATCTCGCTGCTGGTGATTTGAGGCGTAATCAGTTTCTTGTGTACCCCGAATTGATGTCCGACCTTCACGAACCTTGCATTGAAGCGACTGAACCTATCCCATACTTTGCGGACAAGATACTTTTGAACTTCACATCTCGTTATCGCAATTACGACATCAACTATTTCCCACTTAAAGAAC